CAAGGTAGGTCTAGTTAGTATTGGCCCGCTTGGCCAAATGTTCCGCCGTAAATTCCTTTATCGCGTCCTAGCGCTCCAACACCTGACTGGCCACTGAATTGTGCCGTCTCAAGTGCTGTGAGTTTCTTACGCTTAGCTGCAGCTGCTGCTGCACCTGATGCGTTAAATACTTCTGCTTCTGCTTCAGATTGGCCGTATGGTCCTTGACCATAGATTGCTGATAGTTCGCTACCACGTGGTGCCATCTGAGCAACGTCTGCATAACCAGATGTTGCTTGTGCCTTAGTGATACCAAGGCCTGCAAGTTCTTCAGCGCGAGTAACGCCTGCTGTAAGACCTTGAGCAAGTGCTGCTCCACCAATCTCAGCTGCTGACACCTTGCGTTGGATATCCTTAAGCGCGTTCTGTGGGTCTAGTACGTAAGCAAGAATGTCGCCGTCACCAATACCTGGGTAATAGGCTTTAAGGGCTTGTGCTACTTCTGGGTTAGCATTGATGACTCGGTCTTTAGCCTGAATCAAACGGTCTTCAAGTTCTACTGCTGACACATCGTTAGCTAGTAGTTTATTAAATCCAGCCTGTGTGCCTAATGAATCCTTAGCGTAGTAAGACGCTGGAAGATCATAATTACGCATAACAGATTGGTACTTATCTTCCTTATCAAGGTATTCGCTTTCGCTAAGGGCAGTCAAGCCTTTAGCAATACGCTCTGCGTTAGCAGAGAAGCGCTTCTTGTAAGCATCAGTCTCGCGTAGGCGAAGGGTGAATTCATCACCGCTAATACCATTCTGTACTAAACCACGTAGTGGTTCTACTAGGGAACCTAATCCATAGTTAGCAAACTCTGCATACATCAAATCAAATGCTGATTGGCTTGCACGCTTTTGTGTGTCAAATGCTGATTGCTTATTACCTAGATACCCAAGGTAAGCAGCGTATGCTTCTGCGTTATCAAACACTGTTCCGTCTGGAGCAACAAGTTTACTAAGAGTACCTGAAGGCAAAGTTGAAGTTTTTACTGTTGATGTAGTTTTATCTACAACACTTGTATCCACTGAAGGTTCTTCTGCTGAAGGTTCTTCTGCTGTTGCTTTTGGCGCTACATAATTTGGAGAAGATGAAATACGTGCTCTTAAACGAGCATCTGATTCAGCAATGTTTGCATTTTCTGCAGCTAAAGCATCCGCTGCGTTTCTTTCAGTTGCTGCTTTACGAGCAGCTGCTGTAGCAGCACGCGCTTCTGCTGGGGTTAAACCTTCATCTGGTGCGATAGCCATTGTTACCCCTGTAGTCCAAAGTCACGAAGGACTTGCATAGTTGCTCCCGCAACTTCTTTGCGAGCCTTCTCGGTGTACTGCCAACGTGGGTCCTGTCGAAGTTCACGTTCAAAATCATAAATAGATTTAGTTCCTACAGCGCCATCCTTCATCGTGTAAGACAAAGCACTGCGAATGTGTGGGTCAAACAAGTCCACAGATGATGCAGGCACTTCAAGGATATCACTCATAGACTGAATATAAGGATCAGCCAAGGTCTTCAAGTTGATTCCATTCTTAATCTTTTCAGATAGTGATGGAAATGCTGTTGCTGCAGATTCACGAATAGTATTAAATACTGTGTCTTCACTTACCGCTTCACCAACGATTTGATTAGCGTAGGTAGTAGCAGCCTCGTCTGATAGACGGATACCATTGTTACCAGCAAAGTTCTTGAGCTTAACAAAGTAATCACCGGCTGGGCCTTCAGGAATGTTGAGAGCATTTACTGGCTGATTTCCACTAAGAACTTGTGTCTTAAGTTTTTCTTCTACCCAATCAGCAGGATCTACTCCTTCTGCTGTCAGGTAGTCAGTACTAATAAGCTGTCCGTTTTTATAGACTGTCTTAACAGTGGTCTTAGACTTTCCATCTTTAGATGTGTACTGCTTACGCAACTCTGGAAGTAAAGCATCAAGCTCTGCCTGGTCTGCGTCACGGCCATAGAACTTCTTAAAAGAAGCGTTAATCTTACTTGCAAGTGCTAGGTCATCTGGAACGCGGGCAGAGGTCTGAGTAGATGTATATGTACCAGACTTAAGTGGCTTTGCTGTAGAACCGTCAGTCTTAGCTTTAGCGGCAAGAGCACGAGCAGCAATAGCTTCTTCTTTGGTCATCAAGCCCATTGATACCGCTAGGTCATACATATCCATTATTTAGATTCCTTTGGTGTAAGGTACTTATCTATTACTAGGTCCTGTGATAAGAAACGGTCATAGACATATGCAAAACCTAATTTGTCATCATCTTTTAATTTCTTTACCATTGCATCGTAAAACATTTTTACATCTTTGTTTGCTTTAGCAGTAATAGACTTTGTCTCACGTGACATCAACTCAGATGCTACGACTTTACGAAATTCCATATAAGCCTTAACAGATTTCCAAGTAGGGTTATCTGCATTTGCTTCAATAAACTTATTCTTTGGATCAAGGATTTTACTTAAACCAAGAACAACTCGGTTAGTTTTAGATCCGTCTGAGTCTAAGTAATCGTCATACCAAGCTGATTGTTCAAGTTGATTAGTGATTGGGTTAAGTACTGGCTTGCCGGTAGCATCAGTCTTGACTGCTAATTTTTGGATAATTAAAGACTTGAAAAATGCAATATCTTCTGCACCCTTTTGCTGGGTAGATGTGAGTCCACGTTCTTTAAGCTGGTTATCAATTACATCCATCAACTGGTTGTACTTAATCCAACCCTTTTCAGCATCAGTTTTCTTCTGAGCTTCAGCTGGGCTTTGTGATGATAGAAACTTTTCTGGAGAATCTGGTGCAATCTTTTTATTATAAAGGTAGTCATAAGAAGCCTGTGAGAATTCATAGCCACTTGGGTCATTAACAATAAGACCAACCAATTTAGGGTCAATCTTTGCAAGTTCTCCTACAAGGCCGTCATATTTCTTGATGTTCTCAATGGCCTGAATAGATGACTGGACGCCTGTTGGATTCTTAGAAAGCGTTGTGGTGAAGTCAAAGAAATCTGGGAAGTCCTGCAAGAACTTAGCATCAGCGTTAATGCCATAGATGCGTCGGTACTCACGAGCCTTGTCAAGATAGAACTTGTAAGGGCTATTGAACTGTGGAGCAAACGGCATAATAAGGTTAGACGCCATACGCATCTTCCAGTAATCCTTAGTCATATCCATAATCTTCTTAGGATTGACTGGACCAAGACCGGCTTCTTTAGCCTTCTGTTGTTCTGTTTCAAAGATTAGTTGATACGAACGAGCAAACTGTGGGTCTGACTGGTTAGCTGCAAGTACTTGTGCTTTCTGCATCCAAGTTGGTAAGAACCCACTGTAAGCGTTCTTAGTAGGACCAAAAGGAAGCGCCCACTTAAATGCTTCTTCTAAAGTAGGCTGACGCTTTACAATTTCAGATACAGGAACTGCAACGTATGGTCCGACTGGGAGCATATCGCTTGCAAAGTTTGGATTGCCTTCATTGAAGATTGCATCCATTCCACCTTGGAAGATAATATCTAGCGATCCCTTTGGGATGCCTACCTCACTTAGTGAATCAAGTCCTGGAATTCTAGTAAGACCCTTTGGCAATGACAGCCACATAATATCGTTTCCAGATGTCTTACCTACTGGAATAGGATTACCTTCGTAATCGGTAACCAATCCAGCACGGTTAGGTGACTGCCAGATATTGTAAGCGCGGTTAACGATTGCTGGGTTAGCAACTGATAACTTAAGCCAAGTCTTGTAAGCGTTCTCTTGTGCAGAGAAGAATGGGCTGATGTACTTCATCGCAGCTGCAAGGTTTGAGCGACGCTCAATGTTAAACAGGATGCCCTTCATCTCACGAAGAGCAATCTTATGAGTAGCCGCCATAATCTTTCCCTGCTCTGCAGCAGTGAGGCGACCATCTTCTTTAAGTCCTGCTGCAATATCTACACGGCGCTGGAGTTCACGACGATATAGGTGTGAGTAAAGAGGATGACGCGCCCAAGCATCTTCAGGCATAGTGCCTAGTAGCTTAAACAATCCGTTGATTGCTTTCTTAATATGCTTATCAGACTTGTTGAAGAAAGCATCTTCAAGCAAGTGACCGTGAATAATAGGCAGGTCTGACGGATCTTTGAATGTTGTGCGAAGGTCTGCTGCAGTAAGGTCACGCAACTTAGAACGAAGTCCTGATTCCACCGGTAGGTAGGTATCATAAAATCCGTTAATGCGAAGTACGTAGTCTTTAGCATCAGATGAGTTAAGGCTCAATCGTTTGCGTAAGTCACGTCCACCTTGAGAACTTACTAGCCAGTTGCTAATCTCATCAATAGACTTACCTTCATCAAGTTGGCGTACAATTTCTGAGTTACCAAACTGTGTTCGCATAGTCTGCGCCCACTGCTCAAAGTAACCTTTGTCTGTTGGGCGAATAGCTTGGATACCTTTTGAAGCAACTGTACGTGCATAGATATCTGAGTTGGTATCAACCATACGTGCAAATGAACTACCGGATGAAGCAATGTTACGGAACATATCTCCAAGAGGACCACCAAAAGCATCATCTAGTATGTATGTTACTCCGTCTGAAGTTGTAACTTCGTATGATCCAGAAGCGATACGCTTCTTAGGAGTCAATTCTGAATTGCGTGCAAGCACTCCTGATAGATGGTCATATACAGCCAACTTCTCTTCACGGAGCAAGCGTGCTGTTGACAGTTCTGTTGCTAAATTAGCATCATCTGGGAACAAAGAAGTTTTCGCTTCTAGCGCTCCAATTTTAGTCTTAAGTTCATCAAGCTCTTTAGTAATCTTAACTGTATCTGTATTGACTTCAGCAAATGTGCGACCAGCATCAATCTTTCGATATCGGTCTATAAATCGTGCTGACTCTTTGTTTGTGTTGTAGACAAAGTTCTTTACTCCAGAACCAAGGTGGCGAAGGCTAGCCATAGACCCGACTGCAGCTGCAATACGCAACTGTGAATCGATAGCGTTACGTTGAGTATATCCAAGACGAAGCAAGGCTCCAGCCTTGAACATATCCTGTATGTAATCAGCGCCGTGCAAAACATAGTCCTTGCCGTTACCAGCAAACTTCTGAATCATTGAACCTTCACGCTTGAGAAGGTTATTAAGTAATGCAAAGTCCATCATTGGCAAATAGTTAGCAGACTGAGACTCTAGTTGAGGAACCTTGATAATCTTTCCATCAACGTCAACCATAAAGCCACGATCTTGAATTGACTTTAATGCTGAGGTGCGAGCACCGCTGTAGTTGTTGTAGATAGTCTCTGCAATATCATCATCTTCGATACCGTTCTTACGAGCAATATCGCGGAAGATTTTGTTTTCTAAATTCATTGTTGCTGCGTAGCGCTCTTCTGGGTTGGCAGCCTTAATATAAGAGTTAAGCATTGCTGCAGATTGTTCAGGTGTATAACCAGCAAGTTTGGTTGCTTGATTTACAGTAGCAATAACTTCCTTGTATGAATCTGCATCATTGAAATCTATTAGTCCTGCTGGACGCTCACCCTGTAACCAAGATACCTTCTGGTACATACGGTGAAATGGAGTAGGTTGAAATATGTCTACCTTTGCAGAGCCAACAGTCTGATCGTAATACTTCATAGCACGAGATTCGGCTACAAAGTTCTCAATTCCAGTAGCAAGTGGGCCGCTGGTTCGTGTTAAAGAACCGCCACCTTCTCCAAGTTGGAACAACTTAGCAAAGTAGTTATCTGCCTGAGCAAGTGCCTTATAGTTTGCTTCTGCTTCTTGAATAACAGCAGGTGTGTCATTAAGAAATGGCAACATACCTGAGCCATCAGGTGCTGAAAAAATCTTGTATTCGTCTACTGCGCTAAGGTCACCACGTGCAGCCTTAAGAGCGTCAGTAATATCTACACGAACAGATGCTAGTTCATCCATAGCAGCTGGGTCACTCAGCGCTGAACGTAATACCAGTGATGTCTCATCTACGGACTTAGACTCACCAAGCATATAAGCAAGGAGTCCAGGCTGTGAAGATGATTTAACCATTGGGTGGTTAATAGCATAGGCTGAATCATTCTTAGTAAAGTCTTCTAATACAGGAGTGAAACGGTTCTTAACTCCATACTGAGCTTTTGTAATTTCTTCAGCAGCTTGTGCCACATCGTCAGCGCTCTTAAGCGCACCTGTAGCAAGTTCGCTAGCCTTAATAACTTTTACTACTTTTCCAGCAGCAAGAGATACGTCACCAACTGCTTGAGCAACAACATCTACTGTTCCAGTAAGACCTTTACCCCAAGCAGATTTCTTAAATGCTGCATCACGCTGTGATGGATCATAGATATTAAACTTTGGGTCATAGATGTTACGATATTGACCAACAAATGCTTGACCGAATGAAACGTCCTCACGGCCATTCCAAGCTCTGCGCCACATATTAGGATCAAAGAAAGCACTTGGACCTGTCTTATTAAGTTCACCGTTTACAAGAGCAACGGTAGTAGCAGGTTCGCGAATGTAATCGCGGTTTACTTCATAAAGTTTTTCAAAGGCAGGAGCAACGCCTGGAACTTTCATAATTGCGCCACCGGCAGAAGCCAAAGGCTTAACTACGTCTAGTCCTGCTTCTTTTCCAGCATTCTTAAAGGTGTTAATAAATCCGTTGTAATCTTTATCGTCATTCCAAGGGGCAGTTGCTATATCCCAAGCAAAACGTGTAGGAGCTGTTACCGCACCAAGGACGTCTCCACCAAATGAGATAGCGCCCTTGACGACAGTAGAAGCAACGTCGCCAATCTTGTTATACCAACTCACGCATAGTCTCTTAACTGGCGGATAGCCGCACGAGTTTCAGGAGACGCGTTAGGCAAGCTTGCAACGTAAGATAATACTGGCATATATTCTGCAATACTTGCACGAAAGTTATTGTCATCAGGTTGACGCATCATTAACGCGTCAGAACCAACGCCAGCGCCCTGATCAATACCAGAAGTTATTGGTTCATCTGGACGGTTTGTTGGATCATAAAGACCTGCAACTGGAGCCTGTGCTGGACGTACCTGTGGTGCCTGTGAAAGCATTGGTGATTTCTGTGCACGCGCTAATGGGGCACCAGACTTAGCTGCATCGTATGCAACTCCATCACCGTAAGACTGTGACTGGTATGAAATATCTGTACGCTTTGCGTATGGTCCAGGACCTGATACACCCCGCATAGGGTTTCTAGCGTCTTCAAGCGCCATCTGTATCCTCCTGAATAGTTTCTAAATCTGTGGCAAATTCTTCCCACGCTTTGTTTAATTCTGTTTTCCGGTTAGCGTTATAGATAGACAGTTCTAATAAGTCTTCTGTCGCTGCGGTAAATACTTGCATTATATTGTAGGCAAGTTCTGCGCCTACTACAACAAAATCAGCGAAGCGTACTGGACGTCTAACTTTCTTGTCATCCATCCAGTACACCCCGTTATCTAAAGTTATTTACTTCTTGACTGACTTGCCTGGCTTAGCTGCTCCAGCGAAAGGCATTTCTACTTTGCCGCCTGTTACCTTTGCTCCTGCACCTGATGCGCCGTGAATTGGCTTAGCCATTGGTGCTGGTGCTTGTGATCCCTTGTTCATATTTCACCCCCTTAGAAGTTATGCCGCGCCGCCGATTGAAGCGAGCAATGATGCGATATCTGGTCTTCCTTGTGGGCCACCAGCAGCAGGGGCTGCACCGCCAGGTTGTTCCATACTTGGCTGCGAGGCAGAGGCGGGAGCCATACCTGCTACTGGGGCTTGGGGTTGCATCGCTGCAGCCTCTGGCTGAGGTTCTGGCGTAAACGCCTTTTCCACAACACTTTCAATACTCATTCCCTTTTGGCGTCCTTTAATCATTTCTGCAAAGGAGCCAAGAATCTTAGATGGGTCCTGACCTTGTGCAACCATCTGTGGGATTGCAAGAGCAGTCTGCCCAATAGCTGCACGAAGTGCATCGCGCATCTCTTCAATATCAACTTTCTGTTCTTCCTGACCGACGTTAATCTCGATAGGAAGTTCACGACGTACATAATCGCGTGAAACAAGTTTATCTGAACGCATTTGTAGCAAGGCTACTGTTGCGTTGTTTGGATTCATACCAGACATAATGCCGTAACGAACATCTACGGTGTAGTCGCCAGCAATAGCCTTAGATGGGCTGTACTTTAGCGTGTAAGGAGTTCCATCATCCACACCGCGAATCTCTTTAATCTGGTTCCCGAATATCTTTTCGTCCGTCTTAAAGCAAAGACCGATAAGCTCAACAAACATACGAGCAAAGTGAGACTGTGCAGCTTTGATCTGCGTGTCAAAACCAGCTTGAAGGGCTTGAACACCGCGACCTGTAACAATCGAAGCATCTGAGTTTCCTCCACGAGTTTCTGGGTAGCGTGCGCCTGTACGTAATTCACGTTCAAGGACCCCAGATTCACCGAATACACCGGCTG